ACCAATATAACTTTAAGTGATAGCTTTACTGTAAATGGAAGTAGTGCTACGTATGTTGGTTATTTTTTCGCACACAATAATAATGACGGTGAGTTCGGCCCTGATGGTGACCAAGATATTATCAAGTGTGGGAGTTATACTGGGAATGGTTCTACTGATGGCCCTGAGATTGACTTGGGGTTTGAGCCTCAGTGGATTATTACAAAAGCCGTAAATGCTTCTGGCAAGGACTGGAATATTTATGACAGTATGAGGGGTTTCACTGCTGGTAGCGGAGACTTTAGAATTAAAGCAAATACAACTAATGCAGAATCCGTTTCATTAACACACTACAGACCAACAGCTACGGGTTTTAAATTAGAGACTACCTCAACCGATCATAACGGGTCTGGAACTGAATACATATACATGGCAATTAGACGTGGCCCACTAGCTGCACCTACTGATGCGACTAAGGTTTTTGCTGTTGATACACTAGACAGTACAGCACCAGGATTTGACAGTAACTTTGTTGTTGATATGGCCTTTGAGCGCAATGTTTCTAGCGCATCTGATACTCGTCTTGGAACAAGATTACTTGGAACTAGCACATTAAGAACTAACACAACGGAAGCGGTATCAACACAAAGCTCTAATGTATGGGATTACATGGATGGTTGGTTTTACGATGGATCATCTAATTCTAGTAAGTACTCATGGATGTGGAAGCGCGCACCTGGATATTTCGATGTGGTTGCTTACATAGGGAACGACACAGCAGGACGTACGGTGAGCCATAATCTTGGTGCAGTACCAGAGATGATGTGGACGAAAAGACGTAACTCTACTGGAGGTGATTGGGATGTTTATCATAAAGATATTGGAAATACTAAATATCTAACATTAAACTCAACAGCTGCTGCTAGCACAAGCCAATATACATGGAATAACACTACGCCAACAGAGAGTGTTTTTACCATAGGCACAGGCGCTAATAATACAAATGGTGACGACTTCATAGCCTACCTTTTCGCTACCGTAGCAGGTGTATCCAAGCTGGGAAGTGCAAGTCATACAAGCGGCTCTACAACTAATGTAGATTGTGGATTTAGCAGTGGTGCTAGGTTTATTATTCTGAAGGCTTCATCAATCGCAAGTCAATGGATGGTGTTTGATACTGTGCGAGGTATTACTAGTGTCGCTTCTCCGTTTATGCGGTTAAATCAGACAGGGGCTGAAGTTACAAGCACAGATATAATAGACCCTTATTCAACAGGTTTTGCGATTGACGCAACAGTAAGCACAGGCACATATATCTACTACGCAATCGCATGAATCAACTGACGAAAGGAGTATCAACTGATGTCAGAATATAGAGAGCGCACAACAGGTGAAGTTAAAAGCCAAGGCGAGTGGCGTGCAGCATTTCCGCAAATGGCATTGCCAAGAGTATGGGGTGCAAATGTTTGTGACGCTATGAATATAGACCCAGTATTGGCATCGCCAGCGGCTACAACAAGCGCATATCAAGTAAGCGTACGTGATGGTGTCGAGCAAGACAGTAAAGGCAACTGGGTTGAGAAGTATGTAGCCAAAGATATGTTTGCTGACACGACTGACGAGGATGGCAAGAAGACTACCAAGGCAGAGCATGAGGCAGCATATCAAGCAACGCTAGATGCAAGAGTAGCCGAAGGTCACAGAGTTACACGTAACAAGTTATTAGCTGATACTGATTGGACGCAAGTAAATGACAGTCCGTTAGCTAACGATGTAAAAACACAGTGGGCGGTTTATAGATCCGAACTCCGCAACATTACAGATCTAGATGAATGGCCGAACTTAGCTGACGAAGATTGGCCTATAGCACCGTAAGGATAGAGCATGGATAAACGTACACGTACACTTTCACAAGCACACTCTCGGATTGATGATGTTGAGAAAGACGTTATTGAAATTAAAACCGAGATGAAAATACAACTGAAAGATTTGTATAATCGTATCAAAAGAATGGAAGCGATTATGATTTGTATAACTGGCGCAAGTTTGTTGCTGCTATTACGAATGACTTTTCTGAGCTAGGCACATGGACCCGGTTAGCTGCGTAGCTTTAGCGACAGGGGCGTATAAAACGCTGAAAGCTGCTATAAGCACGGGAAAAGATCTACAAGACATGACAGGAACTTTGTCACAGTGGGGCAAAGCTTTTTCTGATTTTTCAAATTTAGAGCAAAGAGAAGTAACTAATCGTCCTTGGTGGAAAAAAACATTCAAAGGTTCTGATGAAGAAACAGCGTTAGAAATCTTTGCTCAAAAGAAAAAAATGGAGCAAATGAGAGCTGAGATTAAAGATCATATTTCTTGGAACTATGGACCTAGTGCTTGGAAAGAAGTGTTGCAAATAGAAGCAGATATGCGGCGAAAAAGAAAGCAAGAGTTGTATAAAAAACAGGAGCAAATTGATGCGGCTATTAACTTTGCTATTGGGTTTATTATTTTTGTCCTCAGTGGTGGTATCTTGTTCTGCATTTTCTATTTCATCGGCAAATGGCAAGGGCGTTGGTAATCATGTGGGTGCTATTATGGTTACAATTAGTGAGTGGAAGTTTTGATCATTACCACGTAGGTAGTTACTCTAGTGAAGAAGCTTGTAAGCAAGGCAAAGCAGAAGCAAAGGTGCTAGTCACCAGCCAAAACTCTAAAGTAGTGTGTATTAAAATTGAACGGTGATATTAAAGGAATGGCGTAATAAATTTATTATCTATGATAAAAATGGAAAAGTTGTTATAATTACACGCGATAAAAATATAGCGATTAGATACGCAAGGTTTTTAAGATGACAGAGTTTGATAAAGCAGATACTAATAACAACGGTGTTATAGAACGTGCTGAGTGGAATAAAATTGCTTTAGAAGATAGACGTTTGGAAATGATAGACCGGGATCTTAAACGTAACGCGGAAAGACGTTTCACTGGTTTTGCTCTGATGGGGATGTTAATATATCCATTTATAATATTGCTGGCTTCAGTGCTTGGGTTTGATAAAGCGGCAAGTTTAATCACAGATATTGCTAGTGTGTATGTGATTGCTGCAAGCGGTGTGGTTGCTGCGTTCATGGGCTTTAATGCCTACAGTGCAAAGGCTGAGAGCAAAAAGACTAGTATACAGATGGAGGAAAACTAATGCTACAATCCATTATTGGTCCAATAGCGGGTCTGGCGGGCAGTTGGCTTGATGCAAAGTCTCAAGCACAGGCTGCAAGTGCAAAGTTAAAACTTACAGAGGCAGAAGCCAAAGCAAAGATCATGCTGAGTAAAGAGACTTCGGTTGCTGATTGGGAGCGCATTATGGCACAGGGTTCTCAATCGAGCTGGAAAGACGAATGGTTCGTAATTGTCCTGTCAATTCCACTTGTTTTGGCGTTTATTCCAGGCACAGAAGGTTGGGTAGATAAGGGTTTTGAACAACTTTCCAAAGCACCTGATTGGTATTTCTACAGCTTAGGCATAGCAATCTCTGCATCGTTTGGTGTCAGGGGTGTACAGAAGTTCTTTAAGAGGTAATTATATGTCTGATTTAAAAATACCTGTAGCTCTCGTCTTTGCTATGGCTGTTCAGTTGGTAGCTCTTGTATGGTATATCAGTGGAATGGTTCACGACATAGAACATTTAGAAGGTACTGTATCAGCGCAACAAGACTTACTTAATATTATAGATCGAGATGTAAACGATCTGTGGGCTTTCTGTACATTCACGGAAAACAAATGGGCAGAAGCTTACACTAGTGATATGGTGTATGAAAGATTGTGTGGAACAAAGGAGTTTGTTAATGAGTAAGGCTCTTAAAAAACTACAAGAAAAATGTGGTGCTAATGCAGATGGTAGCTTTGGCCCTAACACTGCAAAGTCTATATGCAATCATTATGTTTTAAATGCAGAACGTGGCGCTCACTTTCTAGGTCAATTAGTACACGAAAGCGGTACGTTTAGGTATGTAGAAGAAAACCTAAATTACAGCAAAGAAGCAATATTAAAAGTATTTGGTAAATACTTTGAAAGCGAAAGTGACGCAGAAACGTGCGCTAGAAACCCACAAGCATTAGCAGATCGAGTTTACGGACACCGTTACGGCAATGATGGACAAGGGTATTTATGGAGAGGGCGTGGATTTCTGCAATGCACTTTCAAAGAAAACTATGCAATGTTTGCTGATGATATGAACTTGCCGGAAGTAATGAAAGATCCAGATTTAGTTGCAACTGATTACCCAATGGAAAGCGCATTGTGGTTTTTTAAGCGTAATGATTTGTGGGATATTTGTGATGTAACGCCAAGCGATGATTCTGTAAAAGCTCTTACAAAAAAAGTAAATGGCGGTTATAATGGATTAAAACATCGGCAGAAAGAAACACATAAAATATATGGGTGGTTAAATGGCTAAAAGCACAGTCAACAAATCTAACACTTATACTAAACCCAAGATGCGTGAACGTCAGTTTCGTTCAATACTTAATAGTAGTGTTCAAGGAACAGCCGCTGGAAAATGGTCGGCTCGTAAAGCACAACTTCTTGCTAAAAGATACAAGGCTGCTGGTGGAGGATACAAGTCGTGAAAGCTCGGCAACGATCTTTAATGAATTGGAGTAAGCAAAACTGGCGTACTAAATCTGGTAAGAAGTCTAGTGAAACTGGTGAGCGTTACCTGCCAGAGAAAGCAATCAAGGCTTTGACACCAGAAGAGTATGCTGCGACTACACGAGCTAAACGTGCTGGTGGTGGCACTGGTAAGACTGTACCACAGCCAAAGAAAATCAGAGACAAGACAAGAAAGTATCGGAGCTAGGTATGGCTAAGACACCAGCATGGCAACGTAAAGCGGGTAAGGCAAAGAAGGGTGGTCTTAACGAAGAGGGTCGCAGGTCTTACGAGAAAGAGAACCCAGGCTCAGATCTCAAAGCACCTGTGAAATCTGGCAACAATCCTAGACGTGCATCGTTTCTACAGCGCATGGGTAATATGAAGGGTCCAGAGCGTGATGATAAAGGCGAGCCAACACGGTTGCTGCTGTCTTTAAGGGCTTGGGGTGCATCAAGCAAGGCTGATGCAAGAGCAAAGGGCAAACGAATATCAGCAATAAACAAAAGGAAGAAGCAAAATGCCTGAGAGATTAGAACGTAGCCTGATGAACCAAGCAAAGAAAAAAGGTCTTACTGGTAAAGAAAGAGACAAATATGTATATGGTACGTTGACTAAGGTTGCCGGACCAAA